ATGTGGATGTTTTATGTTTTTTTTTTCAAGCAGAAGACGGCATACGATATTGTTGACTGTGACTGGAGTTCAGACGTGTGCTCTTCCGATATAGGACAAACGGAGGGTACTTTGTTTGTTGAGATATCAGCGTTTAGTGGAGCGAATACTGACCGACAAATCAGCATTAGCGATGGCGGAACTTCTAATAGAGTAGTGATGGCTCTATTATACAATGGTACGCAAATACAATTCGTAGTAGCGAGTGGCGGCTCAATTACTGTAAACACTACACAGACCATAGCTACAATAACAAGCGGAACGAAAATTGCTTTTGCATACAAGGCAAATGATTTTAAGATTTACGCAAATGGTTTGTTAATTGCAAGCGATACAAGTGGAGCAGTTCCTATCGGATTGGACACTTTAGGATTTGACAGAGGTGACGGAAACGATGTTTTCGAAGGCAACGTTAAAAACCTACAACTTTACAAAACAAGATTAAGCAATACAGAACTAGCAACACTAACAACAATATGATATTTAATAAATACGAATTTACCGACGAGCAATGGGCGACCATTAGACCAACTCTTTATAACACAGACGAAGAGGGCAACCAAACTTTAATACCTGAGATAACGGCGGTTATGGAAATTGGGCATATATGCTTTGCTTATAGCGAGGGAGAAGAACCCGTATGTACTGACCTAAGTACTATGTTCGCTGTTGATATGCTCTTAAACGAGCCAGTAGATAGCTTAGAGGCTTATATTGTATGGCCTGACCCAGTAGGAGTTCATACCTTTGCTGGAGATGACTCGCTTTATCTTAAAGGGTATTGTATTGCTAACCCTGATAGCCCGTTCTGCGTGATTCCTGATGAAGATTTATCTTAGCACCATAGCAACTACATTGGTATTATTTTTTGCCCCAATTAAGGGCATTATTCTTATGGTCGCACTTGCTACGATATTAGATACTTGTTTCGGATTATGGAAAGCTAAGAAAACTGGCGAAGAAATAACAAGCAAAATATTTAGAAACGGATTAGTACCTAAATTGGTAAGCTATGTGGCGGCAGTTATGCTGATATATGCTTCTGATGTCTTTATAATAAACGCACTAACAATGAGCGTTATTAGTGTGGAGTTTATCTCTACTAAATTAATCGCCCTAGTGTTGCTATCTATTGAGGTGAAATCTATGGATGAGTCATTTGTCAAAGTAAAAGGCTATTCATTCATTGATAAGATTAAAGTAATTATAAATAAGATTAAAGACGTTAAAAAGCAATTTTAGTGAATTGGAGTGTTACACTAGCATTCCATTTCCCGCATGATCGCTTTGCTTTGGGCTGGGAGTACATCGCCCCAGATAACAATGTTAATTATAATACATTAACTTTGTACTTATTCATAGTAACGGTTCATTTTAATTATGCGAAGAATTGATAAAATTATTATTCATTGTTCAGCCACTCCAGAGGGCCGCGATGTAAAAACCGACACAATACGCCAATGGCATTTGAATAGGGGTTGGAGTGACAACGGCTACCACTACGTCATTGAATTAGATGGCTCTGTTAATATGGGCCGCCACATTGATAGCATAGGAGCCCATACAAGAGGCGAAAATGTTGGCAGCATTGGCGTTTGTTATGTTGGCGGAGTAGATGCGAATATGGAGCATCCAAAGGACACGAGGACAAACGCACAGAAAGAAGGGCTGAGGTGTTTAATATCCGATCTCAAAGCAAAATATGGTAGCTTGACAGTACACGGCCACAATGAGTTCGGCAATAAAGCGTGCCCAAGTTTCGACGTAAACAAAGAATATGGAGAATAATATATATTTAGACGCATTTAACACTCACCCACAAGGCGAACACGAAAGCCGAAAAGACTACTTCATTCGCTTAAGCCCTATAATTGGCAAAGCACCGTTGACAATTAAAGAGCGGTATGGCTTGCACAAATCAAAGATAGACAACTATTGTGACAATGCTGGAGTGCCAACCAAATCAGTCAAGCACGGTTGGGTTAAAACAAAAGACACATCTTTATTCTTTACAAACCCAGATTATGAAGGGGCGGTGTCTTATGATAAAATCCGCGAAAAACTGATAAAAGACTTAAAAGGATACTCACCAAAGTATCCAAAGATTAAACGCAAAAAGTCAAAGGATGGCCATTTATTAGTCATTGATCCCGCTGATGTACACATAGGCAAATTGTGTGAAGCATTTGAGACTGGTGAGGACTATGATACAAACATAGCGGTTAAACGCGTTTTAGAGGGGGTACAAGGCATTATTGACAAATCCCAAGGGTATAACATAGATAAAATTTTATTTATCGGTGGCAACGATATTTTGCATATTGATTCCCCAAAGCGGCAAACTACAAGCGGTACTCCACAAGACACAGACGGAATGTGGTACAGCAATTTTTTAAAAGCAAAGCAAATTTATGTGGATGTGCTGGAGATGTTGCTTCCCGTTGCGGATGTTGTATTTCATTTTAACCCATCAAACCACGATTACCAAAGCGGTTTTTTCTTGGCCGACGTGATACAAACTTGGTTTAGAAAAAATAATAATATTACCTTTGATTGCTCTATTGCACACCGGAAGTATTTTGCTTATGGTACGTCATTAATAGGGACCACTCACGGAGACGGAGCAAAGGCCAATGACTTACCGCTATTGATGGCCGTTGAAGCCGAAGACTGGGCAACAACAAAGCACCGTTATGTGTATACTCATCACGTGCATCATAAGACTTCAAAAGATTACCAAGGTGTCACGGTTGAAAGTTTAAGATCTCCAAGTGGGACAGATTCATGGCACCATAGAAACGGATACCAGCACGCACCGAAAGCAATAGAGGGATTTTTGCATTCTAAGGAACACGGACAGATTGCAAGGTTTACGCATCTTTTTTAAGGCCGAATAAAAAAGCTATCCCGCCAAATAAGGCAACAAATGTAAAAGCAATTTCATTGTCTATGCTTTGAAAGTTTATGTAATTTTGCAGCACTCCAGTGATCACCATTAAAGCAACGGTAAAAAAAGCAATACTAAAAGCTAAGAATTTTATATTTATTTTTGTCATATTTAATTTATTATTATAGACACATTATAACTTCAGCAATCTTAGCTACTCCATAGTAGTTGTTAGATACATACTCGTAATGCTCATTGGTGTACTTTGTAGCGTTCTCTAAGTTGTTTCCTAGCTTAACTAATCTAGCGATAACTTTTGCTTTCTCTGTGTTTGTGTTTGTGTTTGTCATTTCTTTCTTTCTTTGTTAGTACAAATCTAACGTACAATTTTACAATACAAAGAATTTATTTAATTATTATTATTTATCTCCCAATAGTATTCACACCCTTGATCAATATAAGGCGGGTTTGAAAAGTAAGCCTGCCCGTAAACATTCGCCATTGCTTTGAATCGGTAGCACGTTTCTTTGAGTGGGCAGTCAATACCTCTACACATCGTTATATCTGGCATTATAAAATAATTTGTAAAATAATGATTCCAACGGCTAACAATAAAGATTGCCGGGTTCTAGTTAATCTTACCTTTTGTTTTTGGTTGGTTTGCGAAAGCCCTTTTAAGGCTGTCTGTGACATTTTTAAGTCTACTTTGGCACTATCTATCAACTGAACGTATTTCATTTCCTTAGACGCGTTTATTATGGCTTGTCTGGATAAAGAATCCTTTTGCAAAAGTTCAATGTATATACCATCCATCTGACTAATGGTAATAGTAACCAAAGTATCACCAGTTTCTTCATTGATTAATACGTTTTGCGAATAACTCAACGCGGTGAATAGTAGGCAAAGCCCGGTAATTATTAATTTTTGTTTCATAAATTACTTTTATAGTGTCAGATTTTAATTTCAAAACTTCAATTTCCAAATATAGTGTATCTGTATTAGTTAGCTCTATTATGTCCGGTTCATGATGTAATGGTTCATAAACGGGATTCTTTAGTAATATAAATAAGCCAATGGCGTTCAATACTAAAATTAAGATGATGGTGATTAATGGATATTTCATTTTTTTACTTCAAATTCTCCTATTGGTGTGAGTAATATGTCTTTTGTGCAAGCGTTTAAAACCACATTAAAATTGTGGATGCACCTGGCTTGGTATTCACTACCCGTTTCTGTTTGCTCAAATTCCCGCACCCAGTCTTGAGTGAAGTTGCGGAGCGTTCTTAGGCTCTTTTTAAGGGCCGCGGTTGTATCTAGTTCCTCAGATAACTCAGCCGCTTGAAAGCAAAGCAAGTGAAGTAAAACTTCGGGTTGTATATCGTTCATAATTTTCTTTTGACTTTTTGCCAATATTTTAGTGTACTTTTTTTCTTGTAGCCATTCCAACCGCCGTTCCAATTACGGGCCAGTATTTCATTGGTTGGGTTGGTTGTGTGTTGCTTAATCACATTAAACATCTCAATGGATTTTGATTTACTCCAGCGATCTTTTAGCGTGTATTTATTTTCTTGTAGTAACCGGTTAACCTCTCGCATCATGATAGGGCGTATTTGTAGCACTCCTACCGCATCTTCTCCAGCATTGTATGCCATACTATCACCACGGCTTTCAACGTATATAATAGCGTCTATCAAGCTATCTTGAATTATTGGTGTAACCTTAACCACTTCAAATGATGAAGTGGCGTAGTTAATCAACAATGGAAAAAATAAAAATAACCTCATTATAAACGTAGATATTGAATTACCGAATCACTTAATTTCTTTTCTGACTTATAACACTCAATTCTATTTTCGTGTGCCCTTACCGCGTGAATAACCGTTGAATGGTCGTATAGCTGGAATAACTTACCTCTTACAGTTACCCTTCCGGTTTCTTTTAAAGATAGGTGCATTAATTTTTGGCAGATATAAAAGTACATTTGTCGTATTTTTACGTTTGGGGCAAGTTGGTTTACTTTGCCGCTGGCTTTGTGTCTCCAAAATACGCTTTCGAAATCTCTGCGGCAACATTTTAAAACACCTTTCAATATTATTTCCTTTGTCAAAGGTATTGGCTCAGACTCACCTAGTGCATTCAAGTCTATTTTCTGCCACTCCTCAAGTTTTGCAATTAATCCGGCCCTTTTGTTAATTCTCTCTCTTATCATCTTTAATCATCTCTTTAATTTTAGCTTCTAGTAATAAACAAACATCAATATCCATTGGCATATTGTGCCGCACCCATTCCAATAACCGTTCAAGTGGTGTTCTCATTTTACTACTAAACTATCTTTGTTATAAGTCACATGTGGTACCGGTATTTCTTCACCGTTCTCATCAATATAATTTCCGCCATACTTTGCAGCGGCTAATGAATGTTTGCTATTTTTTTCAAAATCCTTCAAAGCGGTGTTCAGTTGCTGCCATTTATCCAGGTGCTTGAAGTCATACCGAGTGGCACCGTTGCGGCGTTCAAACCTTATCCCGTGCAACTCGAATGATTTGCCATACTTTGCACTCTCATCTAAGGCCACCGGCTCTAGGTCTTTAATGGCCTGATCTAGTTCTTGCTTATAACCCTTGAGTTCAGCATATGCAATCAAGGGGTCAGTTGCCCCTTGAATTGCTTGAATTGCTATTTCTTTAAAATGGTAAATCATTATTGCTTTCATTATTTAAAGATTGATATTCTTGAGAAGTCTGGATTTTTTCTTTTATAAAATCTGGTAGACTTTCAAATAGTTCTTCTTTGAAGTTATCAAATGATAGTTCTTGGCGTTCGTGGATCATCTCAGGGCACTCCATACCTTTAGGGAGTAATGATACACTACTGATATTTGCATAGGTATTGCCATTGCCTGCGGTTTTGTGCGTGATGCTTAACAAGCACGGTACACCTAAAAGGTTGGTAACATCAAAGGCCTTTGCTTCGTTGTCTGTAAATGACTTACCACGCCAAGATTCAAGAAAGCCACGTAGGTTTGCTTTTTCGTGCATACTCAATGAAAACTCTTTTGAGATTACACGCGGCTCAGGCCCACGCTCCTCTTTAAATACTTGCATCTCGGTTGGTAGTTCCCAGGTGATGCGGACCTTGTTAACCATCTTTGCGGCACCTTGATAGGTTTCTTCGTTTGTTCCCATCTCAATCATTGAATAGCATCTTGCTGGATATGATCCGGCTTCAATGATTTCAAATTTCTTGCTGTTCGTTTTTGTTGTTGCTGTAATTGACATAATTTTAAATTAATTTTAGATAATATTCTGTTAGTGTTAAATTAAACGATTTTGCATTGTCTAATGATAGGCTGACCAAATCTATTAAACTTTGCTTTGTGCTGTCTGTAATAGACCGCTGGCCGTTGATCATTGCGTTTAGTGTGTGCATAGACATTCCATTGATGCTTGCCACATCTTTGCGTTGATTCACCGTAGTGCAAGCCTTTAGGATATTCCTAAGTTCCGGGCTTATTTGTTTTTCAAATTTCATAATTTTAGTAATATTTCTTGTAGTTCTTCTATTCTTAAATTGTAATATAATATAAAATCTATATCATCTTCTTTGTCTGCATTGAATAATTTAATCCTTTCTTCATAATCTTCAATGGTGCTTCTTATTAATAGTTTCATTGTGATGATTTCGTAAATTGTTAATTTCATATTAAAATATAAATAATTCGTTTTTAAAATCTATGTTACTTTCTATTATTTCAAATTCTAAATTATAAAAAGGATTTGCAGCCAAAAAGGTAGGGATTTTATTATACATATTAAATACGTCATTTATATCACCGCCTTTTTTCATAATATAATTCATAAAACAATCTATAATCAATTCTTTTTGACTAATGTAAAAGTCTTTATGATTATTATTTTCTGATAAAACAATTGTTCCTTGGATTGCTTCTTTGTAATTTTTTGATAGATACATATTTCTTTGTTCGTTCTAATAATGTAATGCAAATATATACGAATTTATTTAATGTGCAATAAAAAAATACATTTAGGACGCAATTTAACGTTTTATCGGTTTTTTCCCTATACCCCGTTGTTTGAAGTGTTTTTTTTTATAGGGTACCCCCATTCCGCCAAAAAAACGTGTCCTAATTTCTTTATAATTGCCTTAATACCTTAATATATAGTTATTTATGTAAAATACCTAGGGGGCGTTTACAAATTTTATACAAATAAATAGTGTGGTTAATAAATAAGTTATACATTTGCAGAGATGTACAAAACTAAAATTTCACTCTTTAAGTCTTTATTTAAGTCTAAGGATGTGCCATACCTTTTAAATTTAGACCAAGTATTTAAAAGAATAAAGGAAGGTAAGAGCAAACATATTATAGACAACCTCAAAGATGATCCTAGTTTAAAAACTAAACTTCCGTGCATTATGTTTGCTGGTGAGTTTATAGAGCGTAAGAAGACGGGTTTAAAAGAGCATAGTGGTCTAATGGTATTAGATTTTGACAAAGTGCCGGAAAACGACTATAAAAGGTTATTTGATGAGTTAAAAGAAAACAAACATATTATTTCCCTTTTTAGATCACCATCAAGGAATGGTATAAAAGGAATAGTACATATACCAAAATGCGATGCAAAAACACACGAGAAATATTTTAAGGAGTTTGTTAAGGATTTTAATTATGACTATCTTGATTTGTCTGGCTGTAATGTTGACCGAGTTTGTTTTGAAAGTTACGATCCAGATATATATATTAATTATGAAGGGCTGGTATATTCTCCTAAACTAATAGAAGACGGTTTTAATATAAACGAAAAGGTACCATTAATACCTTTATCCGATGAAAGCAAAATAATTGATTTGATAATGGCCTGGAATTGGTCACGGGATTTTGTCGATGGTCAAGCAAATAACTTTATCCTAGATATATCCGGTGCTTTCTGTGAGTACGGAATAAATGAAACTACGGCCCAGGAATATATCATAAACAATGTGGCCATTGGTGATTTTGATGAAAAGAAAACACGAAACACAATTAGCAGTGCTTACCGCATCCGTTCATTTGGTAGTAAATACTTTGAAGATTATACCCGAATAGATAAAATTAAAAAGGATTTAAAATACACTAAAGAAAAGGTCAAAGAACTACATAAGATTGATGATGATGTATACGAGCAAGTGGCCAACGATACGGAGCACCACGATTTTTGGTTCTATGAAAAAGAAAAGGTTAAATTAATACCGCTTAAATACAAACTATTTTTAGAAAGAAACGGGTTTAAAAAATTCTTTAGCGGGGATAGCTTAAAACCGTCATTTGTTAAAGTACAAAGCAATATAGTCCAAGAGACCAGCACCGAAAAAATAAAGGACTTTGTTTTAAATTACCTTTTAGACTTAGATGAAGAAAAGGTGTGGGCCTATTGTGTTAACTATCAAGTAATATTTAGCGATAACTATTTGCAGTTCTTAGATAGTATAGAATTGATAATGTTAAAAGACACCCGATCCAAATCATTTATTGCTTATCAAAATGGAATATTGGAAGTAACTAAGGAAAGTATAGTTTTAAATGATTATACGGACTGTGATGGGTACATATGGAAGAACCAAATTATTGAACGTGACTTTGTGCCGTCTAATGTAACCAAGAACGATTACAACACCTTTATCATTAATATAAGTAACGGTGAACCATTGGCCATTGAATGCACGATAGGCTATCTATTGCACACCTTTAAGAATAAGGTGAACAATAAGGCTATCATACTCAATGACGAGGTAATAAGCGACAACCCAGAAGGCGGCACCGGTAAAGGTTTATTTGTGCAAGGCTTAAGACAGATACGAAGAACGGGTATATTGGACGGCAAGTCATTTGATGATAAAAAGTCATTCCCGTACCAAACCATAAGCCAAGATACTCAGATATTGGTTTTTGATGATGTCAAGAAAAACTTTGATTTTGAAAGTAAATTTAGTTTAGTAACTGAAGGGATAACCCTAGAGCGTAAAAATAAAGATGCTATAAAGCTAAGTGTCGAGGATTCGCCCAAGATGGTCCTATCTACTAACTACGCAATTAAAGGTGAAGGGAATAGCCATAACAGACGCCGGCATGAGATTGAGTTCGCCCAGTATTACAATAGCAGTAAAACACCTTATGATGATTTCAAGCGGCAATTATTCGATGATTGGGGGGTTGATGATTACATTGCATTTGATAACTATATGGTCGGTTGTATTCAGAAGTATTTTGAATTTGGGTTAATAGAGCAAGCCAACGCCAAGAACATCAAAGTGCGTAGATTTATAGCTGAAACATCAATGGAGTTTGTTGAGTGGATAACGGATAAGGATAACGAATGCGTTGATAAGAGAATAAATAAAAGAAACTTCTATGATCAGTTTGTTGAAGATTACCAGGATTATAAGAAGTGGCTAACCCAAAAGAAATTCAATATTTGGGTGCAGAAGTATTCAAGATATAGCAGCTACGAATACATTGAGGGCCACACGAATGGCAACCGCTGGTTTGAATTAGTTAATGAAGTACCGTTTTAGTATGCAACTAAGGGATAGATACATAATAAAACAAATTAATTACAGAACTGCAATGGATTTAGTAATTAAAAATCATTATTTACATAGGCAAGCACCTTGCAGTATGGCTTTTGGATTATTTGAAAAAACAGAAGAACAAAGCGACTTGTTTAACAATGAGCGTATTGTTGGAGTAGTTGTTTATGGTGTGAGTTGTAGTAGTACTTTGTTAAAGGGTATTTGTGGCGAATCTGAAAAAAATAATGTTTACGAATTAACAAGATTATGGACAGAAGACGATACGCCAAAAAACACAGAAAGTTACTTGATAGGCAATACAATTAAATTACTTGATAAGGAAATAATAGTTTCTTTTGCTGAAATACAACAAGGGCATTTAGGTATAGTATATCAAGCTACAAATTTTTTGTATTGTGGACTTAGTGCTAAATTTAAAGATCCCAAGGTAAAAGGATTAGAACATCAACATCACGCAACTTATGCTAATAGAATGACAATGGCACAAGTCAAAGAAAAGTATGGTGCTGAAAACGTTTATTATGTGGATAGACCAAGAAAGCACAGATACATTTATTTTAATGCTAAAAGTAAACGAAAAAAAGTATTATTAAATAAATTAAAATACAATATTTTACCGTATCCAAAAAGTATAATGATATGCAACTAAGAGACTATCAAAAGGATATTGTGAGGCGTGGTATTGATATCATAGCGGATCATCAGTTGCTGTACTTACAGATGGAAGTGCGTACTGGTAAGACATTGACGGCCTTAGCTATCTGTGAGGAGTTGGGTGCCGCATCGGTGCTATTCATTACCAAGAAGAAAGCAATCAGTAGTATTATTAATGACTATGAAAACTATGGGTTTGACTTCTATATTAATGTAATCAACAACGAATCATTGCATAAGGTAGAAGGTGAATATGATATAGTAGTAAGCGATGAGCATCACCGTAACGCATCATTCCCTAAGCCTAACAAGTCCGCCAAGATAATCAAGCAACGATGGGCCAACCTACCTATGATATTCCTAAGCGGTACACCAAACGCGGAATCATACAGCCAGGTCTATCATCAGTATTGGTTAAGTAATAACTCCCCGTTCAAACAATGGCCGAACTTTTATAAGTGGGCACAAAACTTTGTGAACATAACCACAAGAAACTTTGGTTATGCTGATGTGAAAGATTACAGCCAAGCAGACTATGCTAAGATCAAACCGTTAATTGATAAGCATATCATTACCTACACACAGAAAGAAGCGGGGTTTGAATCTAATGTGAACGAGCATATACTCCACTGTGATATGAAACCAATCACACTACAAATCATTAGCCAACTAAAGAAGGATAAGATAGTGCAAGGGCACAACGGTGTGATCATAGCAGACACAGCCGTGAAACTACAAAACAAGATACACCAGCTATGCAGCGGCACGTGTATACTTGAGGATGGAACCTCGGCAATCATTGACCATAGCAAGGCGGAGTTTATCCGTGATAAGTTCCAAGGTAAGAAGATAGGGATATTCTATAAGTTTAAAGGGGAGTTACAAATATTAAGGGATATATTTGGGGATAGCTTATGCACTGAGTTAGATGAGTTTAATGGTACTGATAAGAACATAGCCCTGCAAATAATATCAGGGCGTGAAGGTATATCACTACGAGAGGCTGACGCATTAGTATATTATAACATAGACTTCAGTTCAATCAGTTACTTTCAGTCTAAGGATAGGATGACTACAATGGACAGACAAGCCAATGATGTATACTGGGTGTTTGCACGTAAAGGTATAGAGGCTAAGATATACAAGAACGTAATCAATAAAAAGGATTACACCGTTAATATGTTTAAGAGAGATTTTTTTGAAGTATCAAAGTAAAGTAATAAAAGAGTATATAGAATGTGGATATCTTGTGTTAAACATTATAAGATTAAGTGTGAACGGCTATCCAGATTTGTTATGTTTAAAGGATGGTAAAGCTATCTTCATTGAATGCAAGACGGGTGGTGATACATTAAAACCATTACAGAAGTATAGAATAGATGAGTTAATTGGCCAGGGATTTGAGGCCTTTTGTTTAAAGGATGGTAAAGTTATTTATGGAACTAAAAAAGAAATATAAAGTCACAGCATCATCAGCGGGTAAGAAGATTACCGCTGAGATTACCGGGTGTCTGTCGGACAAACGAGATTTATTTATTAAGTTGATGCGGGTACACAAAATTAAAAAAACACACATATGGAGACTAATAGAGATTATAAAGAGGGGATAGGGGGGTTTAAAACATTTTTGCGAATCACTGACATACGTTTGTGGCGAAAAAATTTCACGTTTACAAGTTTGGGGGATGGGAACTAGGGGGCCGTCACCGCAACCAATCGCGGTATTGAAAGCAAAAGGCACAATTAACGTCACAAGGGCCAATGATCAGATTGCAGACGCCAATGCGTTGGACTGGGTACATGATACAATTCCAACGCCGCCGGAAGATTTGAGCGACAAGGCCAAAGAGGTGTGGACTTCTCAGTTAATGCAGTCGCATAAGATTTACGGGTACATATCATATATTGATTTGTCACTATTTAAAGAATATTGCTATGTAGCTGGTGAAATGGAGTGGTTGAAGGAAAATGTAAAGAGCCGAACGTATACAGATGATAAAGGAACCATAAAAATAGATCCGCTTTATAATGAACTTAACAAAATTAGGAAGGATTATTTAAGATTATGCCAGGAATTTGGGTTTTCACCTTCAGCAAGAACACGGATACAATTGCAAAGCAAACCAGAAACCAACACGGACATTTATAGCGATGGCATATAAAACGGACTTTTCAAAAATAGATTTAGATAAGTATTACTTTGATGATCGGGTTGCAAACTTGGTGGTCCAATACATTGAGGACAACGTGAAGCACGTGAAAGGTGACAAAGCCGGCGAACCTTTTATTTTAGAGCAATGGCAAAAAGACGATATTATAAAACCGCTTTTTGGTTGGAAGCATAAAAAAACGGATTTAAGAAAATACACTAGTGCTTATATTGAAATTCCAAAGAAATCAGGGAAATCATTTTTGGCCGCTTCGCTTGCTTGTGTGTTTATAGACATAGAGCGTGAAGGCGGATCTGAAATTGTGGGAGTTGCTTGGGGCCGTAAACAAGCGGGTTTGGTTTTTGAAGCCACAAAACAAGTAATTCAAAAATCACCACGTTTAAAATCTAAGTGCAATATTTACCGTAATTCAATAACAGCACCGGACCACATTGGCGGTTTAAAAACCTATCAAATACTTTCAAAAGAGGCTGGTGGTGAAGATGGAATCAACCCACAACTAGCCATTATTGATGAATTGCACGTTCATAAAAATAATGAAGTGCTGGAGATGGTAGAGAAATCACAAGGGGCCAGGAAGCAACCTTTGAGTTTTATTATTACCACGGCGGGCAGTGATTTGTATGGCATAGGATACCAACGTCATGAACAAGCCATTGATGTAGCAAAGGGAATTGTTGAAGATGAATCGCAATTGGTTTGTGTTTACGGAGCGGATAAAGATGATGATCCTTTTGAAGAAAGCACCTGGATAAAAGCAAATCCAAACTACAATGTGAGTATTGGCAAGCGTGCATATGAAAAGGAATCAAACAAAGCATTGGTAAGTTCTGCGAGTTTGAATAGTTTTAAACGGTACTATCTTAATATCTGGACACAATCAAAAGATGGGTGGATAAATGACGAAATCTGGAATGCTTCACAATGGGAATTTGATGAAGAAATATTGAAAGACTACCCGTGTTATGGTGGTTTAGATTTGTCATCCCGTTCAGATATAACGGCATTTAGTTTGGTTTGGCAAATAGAAGATAAATTTTATTCAAAGAACTGGTTTTGGTTGCCAGAAGATAAGGGCTCACAATCGGCAGATAAGAATAATATCAATTACCAAGAATGGGTGAGGGATGATTTGATTGAAGAAACAAGCGGAAATGTAATTGACTACGATTTTATAATTCATAAAATGGGTGAGTTGAGAAAGGAATATGATATCCGGACAATTGCATATGACAATTGGAACAGTCACCACATAGCACCAAAGTTGATTGATGAGGGTTTTGATTTGGTAGAGTTTCGCCAGGGGTTTAAAAGTATGACCGCACCAACAAAAGAAATGCAAGCGGCCATTGAAAGTAAGAAATTCAATCACTTTGGCAATCCGGTTTTGAGATGGATGGCTGGCAATGCGGCTGTGAGATCAGATCCAGCGGGCAACATAAAACTTGAAAAGGATATGAAAACTCCAAATAAAAAAATTGATGGATTAATTACCAATATTATGGCTTATGGCTTATGGCTTGATGGCGGTGATGGTGGAGTTAGTTATTTAGAAGAAGGGAACCTTTATATAATGTAAAAATGAAAATACCAAACAAAATTTATGACGTACTGAACAACAAAAAAAACTTTGATTTATTGTTTTTGGAAATGTTACGGAACAACACCAGCGAAGATGCTTATGATGCAGCTATTGAAATGATGCGAGAATATGCACCAAAATTTAAACACTATAAAGACTTTGATAGCTATCGGGTTGTATTGTCTAATAATAACAACAAAGAGATAGAAGTTCCTGATGATATAATTGAAGCGGTCACCGATGGCATAGATAATTTATTTCACAAGCATTTAAAAAAGGTAAAAATCCGTAAAATGGCCTATGATGCAACGGTGAATGAAATCAATAAATATTTACCAAACTATAAGCCGCACCGGAACTATCAAAGTTTTAAGGCCCTTCAATCAATAAACCATAAAAAAAATAAATAGGCAGTTCGCTTTGTTTTTTAGTTAAATTTATTACATTTTATTTTTGTTTATTTAAAACACTTTTGCAATAGTGAAATTTTTGGGTCTTGAGATTAAACGGATAAATCCTTTTTTAGCAGAAAAGAAAGGTTTTTTAAACGCAAACTTTGGTGGTATGGTTGGCCGTACTCCAGTGACGGAAACCACTGCAATGGGTTTATCAGCATATTGGGCCGGTGTTCGTAGAATATCGGAATCAGTTGCAATGCTTCCAATTGAGGTTTTCAAAAAAAACAATGGTAAGCGTGAGATGGTTAGCCATCCTGTAGAATACCTATTAAATGCTGAAGCAAATTTTGAAAGTATTTCTTTTGATTTTACACAAATATTAATTACATCAGCAATAAATCACGGGAATGGGTTAGCAATTATTGAACGTGATAGCTTTGGGAATCCAACGGCGTTGGTAAATGTTAGCCGCGAGATATGCGAGCCGATAAAATATGATGATGAAATATTCTGGAAAGTTGAAATAAAACTAGCATCAAATAAAACTGAAACTTTACTTGTAGCGGATAGAGACATTATAAACCTTCGCGGTTTTGGTGTTGATCCGGTAATAGGATTGTCAGCTATTCAAATCCATAAACAAAACTTAGGGCTTTCACTAGCAGCACAAGATTACGGTGCAGATTTTTACAACAAAGGAACCAGGATTGACGGATATATTGAATACGCCGGAACCTTAAAGCCAGAAACAAAAGACGCAATAAATCAACAATGGTCTGCTAATTATGGCCCAAATGGCACACGTGGCACGGCTATACTTGACGCGGGTTCTAAATATCACCGTATAGGAATGCCGCCGGCAGATGCTGAGTTCATAGCAACCAGGAAATTTCAAAAGAATGAGATTGCCACAATATTGGGCATACCTTCATTCATGATTAATGAAATGGATGGGTCTACATTTTCAAACATTGAGCATATGGGCATTGAGTTTGTGACCTATGGCATTGGCTCCTGGATTGAGAAGATTGAGCAAGAGTACAGACGAAAATTACTAAAAGAAAACGAAAAAAGAACTTTCTATTTCAAGCACAATGTTGATCGTTTACTGCGAACGGATGTAAAAACCAAAGGAGAGTATTATAGATTAATGACAGACATTGGAGCATATACAATTAATGATGTGCTTGAGTTGGAAGATAGAAATAGCATTGATGGCGGTGATGAACGATATGTTCAAATAAACCGAATTCCAATTGATGATATAAAAGAATATTATAAAAAAGATGAACAAAATAGATAGATTAGTTGAATGTAGAGGGGTTGATGTAGAAAACAGAACTGCCCAGTTTGTGATTTCAACTGAATCAGTTGACAGACACGGCACGGTTTTTAAATTAGCCGGTTGGGAATTAGACAGCTACAATAGAAACCCAATAGTTGGATATAATCACGTGGTAAGCGGAGACAATCCTGATACCATAATAGGCACATCACGAGTATTTCAAGATGGAGATGCTTTGATAGGTGAGGTAACTTTTGAGCGTGAAGGCAACAATCCACTGGCTGACAAAGTATTTAACAAAATGAATGATGGGATTTTGAAAATGGCATCAGTTGGAGCAATTCCGCATGAGTATAGATACGGTGATTCAAATGAAGGTGAAGATCGTGACACGGTATATTTTACACGTCAAGAATTAATTGAATGGTCAGTTGTTTCAGCGGGGTCAAATCGCGATGCTTTCAAACGTAGTGCAGACCAAGTAGATGAAATCAAAAAAACTCTTGAAGAAATAGTTGAAGAAGTACCGGTTACAATGGGACTTGCAACAAAAGCAGATTTACGAAACTTTGGCAAAGTTAAAATAGTTACAAAATACTTATAATTTATAAATAATATTTGCAACAATAAATTTTTAAAAAATGAGAAACAGCAAAACAATAAGAGAAGAAATAGGTGTTGCAAAAAGCACCCTTGATACTCTTGAAACATTAGTTACTTCTGAGGATAGAGATTTTACAGAAGAAGAAAAAGTGTCTTTTGACACAAACATGGACGAATTGACTAGATTAGTTGATGAGTTACCAAAAACAGAAAAACAAGAAGAAATTAGAATGAAAAGCGCAAATTTAGGTGGCAGTCCAATAGCGACAGAAACTAAAGAAGAAAAAGAAATAGTTAGAGACTTTTCTTTCGGTAAAGCAGTAAGAGCAGCATTTGGCGGCAAACTTGAAGGAGTTGAAGCGGAAATGGCACAAGAAGGTGAAAGAGAAATGGCCGCTATTGGTCGTTCTTCAAACGGGATTGTGATACCAGCAATGGTATTGAACAGAGCGGTAATAACTGAGAACGGTACAACTGGAGTTGAGGCTCAAAGTTTTGTTGATGCAGTTTATGCCAACACAATCCTAGATGATCTAGGTGTAACACGTGTAAGTTCTACAACTGACCAACGCATTCCGATACTTGGAGCGGTTACTACACAATGGGAAACTGAAGTTTCTGATGCAATCGATGGCGGTTCAGCAATGAGCAAGAAAGACCTTGCACCAAAGAGACTTGCAGCATATGTAGATTTCAGTAAGCAAGCAGCAATGCAAGCAAACGAATCTATCGAAGGTGCTTTGAGAAACTCAATTGCACAAGCAGTTGGAGCAAAAGTTGAGTATGCATTATTTACTGATGATTCAGCAAACGGAGCGTATAACTTTTTAGGAAACGGAAAAACAGCCGTAACAAATGCAGACATCACAGATTTAATGATGGCACTTGTTGAGGAAGTACAATCAAACAACCACAACCGTGGAAACCTTGGTTTTGCAATATCTAACGACCTATTCACTGAAGTATATACAGCAGCACAAGTTTCTGGTGTTAATCCACTAATCATAAACGAAATGATAATGGGTGTTATGTCTAAGTTTAGTAATCAAATTGCTGACATCACAAACCCAGCCGTTTATTATGGAGATTGGAGCAAAGTTCAAATCGCACAATTTGGTGGAGTTGAAATATTAATGGATCCTTATACACAAGCTATAAAGGGAACCAACAGACTTATCTTAAACTCTTACTGGGATAGCGCATTAGTACAGGATGCCGCCATCAGCGTAGGTACTTTCGGGTAATTTTAATTTAATTTTATATATTGAAAAAGGGTGGGTTTTGCCCATCCTTTTTTTTTGATGTGATGATAAGAAATAAAAAAATAACAAGCTACACACCGGTAGTAAATTGGGCTTTAACATTAGTAGAGGCCAAAAGACATTTAAACATTTTAGATACGTCATTTGACGATTTAATAAATGATTATATTTCATCAGCACACGTAATGTTATATAATGAAGCGGCTATTCTTGTGAAGGGTGCTGTTACTGGATATATGGATATGTGGCAAGATTTTAGGGTTGATGTTGCACCGGTTGACACGGTGGCAATATATTACTATGATGCAGCCAATACTAGGACTTTGCTAGATTCATCAAAATATACTTGGAACAATGGATTGTATTCCTATATTGAAATTTTAGACAATGCACCAAACTTAAATGATAGGGATTGGCCAATTGACATTGAGATTACAACACTAGCAAATAGTGATGCAATGGTAAAACAAGCCCTTAGAATGATGGTGGCGGATATGTTTGAAATGAGACAAAATGAAATCATTGGAAGCGTTAAGCAATTAAGCAGAGGTACACAATACCAGATTTCACTAGTTAGCCAAAGAACAGAAATATGATAAATATTGGCCGGTTAGATAGAAAAATTGTAATTGAAAGCCAAACTTTTTCAACCAATAGTATTGGTGAATATACATCAAGTTGGTCTACTTTTCACACGGCTTTTGCATCAATAAAAAAGGTGTCTGGAAGTGAGAAAATAGAAGCGGATCAGATAACGGCAACAAATAAAGTGCGGTTTAAAATACGGTTCTTTGATGGAATAAACGAAGCTATGCGGGTGGTTTACAATAGCAATTATTATGATATTGTTGAAATACAAGAATTAGACCGCGAAGGGTTATTTTTAACAGCAACAAAGAAACTTTGAAACAAGAGTTAAAAATAGAAGGGATTGAAGATGTTTCAAATGAAATCAAATCATTGGGTAATGATAAGATAAAACGCCGTGAAATATTAAAAATATTAAGAAGGCAAGCAAAACCAATGATGCAAGCAATGCGGCAAAAAGCACCACAATCTGACAATGTTATTATTGTCAGAGATAATTTGTATTATCCAGGAAATTTGAAAAAATCAATTGCAATAAAAACATCACCATCTAAGAAATATCCCAATGTTTTGGTTGGGCCAAGGTACGGGAAAGGGGCAAAAAAATATGATGGTTTTTATGCTTTTTGGGTTGACTTGGGTATCGGGAAACATGAAGCAAACCCAACTGGTGGAAAAAACTTTGTGCAAAAAACTTTTAGTCAAACGGGGGAAAGCACATATAATCAGGCCAGCACACAATTAAAAAAATACATTGATAAAAAAGCAAAAACATTAAATTTATGAAAATAGAATTATTACAAGATCACGCCGTGGCTAGAAGAGTCTTACCACAAGGCACACAATTGAGGGTTTCAAATAAGTTGGGCAAAGAATTAATTGATTTAGGTGTTGCAAAAGATTTCGATGGTTACACCAAAGAAGAACAAGTAGAGCACATTTTAGAAATAGCGGCTGATAATGAAGAAACGCCAATAGTTAAAAAAATTACAAAAAGAAAAAAGCAAAGTAATTAAGTTTGCATTAAAATAAAACAATAAAGATATGGCATCAACGGGTATCCTGAATGGGACATTAGCAAAAATAGAAGTGGGCGGAGTAACCGTTGCACATTTAACATCAAATAGTTTAACATTAGATCACTCTACACGCGATAGTTCGACAAAAGACTCGGCGGGATGGAAAGAGAGTTTAGAAGGCCAAATCGCTTTCAGCGGATCGGCTGAAGGGTTTTTTGCTGAAGACGCATCTTATGGTTATGAAGATTTATATGGTGAGTTTATACTAAGAGCAAAAGTTGTTGTTACTTGGACTACCAATATTAGCGATGATAAAGAATATTCCGGGAGTTGTTACATTACTTCATTAGAAAGAACAGATGGACTTGAGGAATCAAGCACCTTTTCTGTATCATTAGAAGGAACTGGAGCAATTACGAAAGCAACTGTTACTTAATAGACATTTTTTAGTTCGTACACAATAAAGGGGGTGGGTTTTTGCCCATCCTTTTTTTATATATAAAAATTATGATTAAAATTAAAAACAAAGAGTACAAATTTAAATTCGGTTTCAAAGCAATATTATTGTTTGAAAAGGAAAGTGGAAGCAGTATTTCCGCAATGGGTGAAAACATTAAAATGGCTGATATTGTAGAAATCGCTTATGCGGGCCTACAAGCAGCTGGCGAGAAAGTTACAAAGGATTTTATCATTGATGCAATTGATGATGATATGGGCCTTTTAAACGTATTCACAGAAGCTATGTCAGAAGATATGGCGGCTATGAATAATTTGAAGGCAGAAGCACAAAAA